GGTAAAGGTACATATGGTTCTACTAAAGGTAGACCACCAATGAAGAAGAAAAAGAAGAAGATGAAGAAGAAAACTAAAAAGAAGGGTATGTCTTACTAATGCTTACTAAGAAACAAATGACTCTACCTGATTCTCTTAAAAAGAAGATCATGGAGGCTAAAAAGAAAAAGAAACCTGGCATGAAAGTACAGGAATCTAATAAAAAGTTCATAGTATAATATGGCATCACCTAAACCTAAGAATAAAGCCCTATACTCTAGGGTAAAAGCAGAGGCAAAGCGTAAGTTCAAGGTCTATCCTAGTGCTTATGCTAACGCATGGCTTGTCAAAACGTATAAGAAGCGTGGTGGCAAGTACTAATGGCCTATAAGGGGGGTTTGCGCAAGTGGTTCAAGGAGGACTGGCGTGATGTTAAGACAGGAAAGAAGTGTGGGCGTAGCGGAAAGAAAGATAAAGGCCGACCATACCCTGCCTGTAGACCTAAGAAGGTAGCCAAACGAATTACAAAGAAAGAAGCAGCTAAAAAGACTGGACCAAAAAGAGTAAGCTGGTCTGTTACTGCATCAGGAAGAAAGAGAAAACAGAAATGAAAACGCTAACACCAAAACAAAAGGCTCTTATGAAAAAGCATAAGGTACATCATACTGCAAAACATATGGCTATGATGAAGAAGGCTATGCTTGCTGGTAAAACATTTACTCAAGCACATAAGATGGCTCAGAAAAAAGTAGGTAAGTAATGGCTAAGTCTCCTGCATGGCAACGTAAAGAAGGTAAGAACCCTAAGGGGGGTTTGAATGCCAAAGGTCGTGCATCTTACAATAAGGGTAAAACAAAGACAGGTAAAAAGCGTAACCTCAAAGCACCTAGTAAGAAGGTAGGCAACCCTAGACGAGCATCCTTCTGTGCTAGAATGAAAGGAATGAAAAAGAAATTAACCTCTGCAAAAACTGCAAGAGATCCAAACTCTAGAATTAACAAATCACTTAGAGCTTGGAATTGCTAATTAAAGGATAATCATATGATGAAATTTTTAACAGTAGACAATGAAATAGCTACTATAAAAAACAATAAAGTTATTAGTCCAGGTTCACGCTTTGATGGCATGGACATTAAAACTAATGCTGATATTGAAAAAATATTTGGTGTAAAAGTGGGTAAAAAAGATTTATCAACTTACAAAAAGACTGCTGAGAATGATCTTATGTATGGAGATTCTGGAGAGCAGCGTTTATATGAAGATGCTGTAAAAGCATATCGTGGTGAGATCAAAGGCCCAAGAGCTATGAGAACAATGGATGCAGTACAGGGAGAGTTTCCTGCTAGTATTATGGATCGTATTCGTCAAGATGCTGTTAAACCCAATATGAATAGAATGATGCAACAACTTCCTTCTTCACAACCAATGGGTAAACCACAAGCAAAATCTACACCAATGAACTTTAGAAAAATGTTATTGGCAAACTTAACGGGGTTACTATAATGGCTGGACACGGAGGAAAACGTAAAGGTGCAGGTAGACCTGTAGGAGTTACAGCTGGAACAAAACAAGAACGCTTAGATGCTAAACTAGGTAAAGGTCAAACAACACCATTAAAGTATATGTTAAACCTATTGAATAACCCACAGGTTTCTGTCGAAAAGAAGATGTGGGCTGCAAAGGAGTCAGCACCATATGTCCATTCTAAACTATCATCTGTTACTAAGACTTTGCAAGGTGATGATGATAAGCCTGTTGCTGTTACTATTGGTTGGAGAAAAAAGAAATAATATGTTGGGTAATATGTTCGGAGGATTACTTTCTTTACTACCTAATAATAAAGCTCAAGCAGTTGATGATATTAGATCAGAAGGTTTAATAGCTGTATCACCTAAGAAAGTAGATCAGGTATTTAATTTATTAAATTCTAATTATGATTTAAATGAAGGAGCTATTGCTGCAATCATGGGAAACATAAGTGCTGAAACTGGAGACTCATTTGATTTTACTCAGCAACAAAAAAATGGACCAGGTTATGGTTTATTTCAGTTTGAAGGAATACATCAAAAAGAATACGATAAATTTTTAGAAGAAAATAAAATTAATGATTCTGCAAAATCACAAATTGATTATGTAATGGAAAATATTTATGGTAGTAAACAAGATATTGTTGGACAGGGAAATGCAAAACTATTAAGAGAGGCATTTGCAAGAGGTGATGTAGATTTAGCTACAAGAATCTTTATGACAAAGTTTGAAAGACCAAAAGATCAAAGCGAGAAAAAAATATTAGATAGAATTAAAAGAGCAAAATCATTTATAACTGATGCAGATTGATATACCTTATGAACCTCGCCCTTTACAGGAAAAGATTCATAACGAACTAAAAAGATTTAATGTTATTTGCTGTCACCGCAGATTCGGTAAGACCGTATTTGCAATCAATCATTTAATTATGACTGCATGTGAAAAGCAAAATGCAAGATTGGCGTATATAGCACCAACATATCGCCAGGGTAAGGCAGTCGCTTACGACTATTTAAAAGAATATACGGAACCCTTAATGAAACTTGGTGGAAAACGTCACGAAACTGAACTTAAAGTTGATCTATGGAATGGATCAAGAGTTCAAATCTTTGGTTCTGATAATCCTGATGCTCTTAGAGGATTGGGATTTGATGGAGTATGCATGGATGAGTTTGCATTGATGTCTCCTAGAACATGGACAGAAGTTGTTAGACCAGCTGTGTCAGACAAACTTGGTTATGTAATCTTTATTGGTACTCCAATGGGACATAATCAATTTTGGGATGTTTACGATTTTGCAAAACGAACAGGAAAGGATTGGTATGCACAATTATATAGAGCAAGTGAAACAGAAATTATCTCAGCTGAAGAATTGGAATCCGCTAGAGAAACTATGCCAGAAGATCAATTTGAGCAAGAGTATGAGTGTAGTTTTCAAGCTGCGGTTTCTGGTGCTTACTATGGGAAACAAATTCAAAAAGCTGAAAGAGAAAATAGGATTACAGAAGTAGATTATGATCCTAGCCTGGATGTAGAAACATGGTGGGATTTAGGAATAGGTGATTCCACTTCTATTTGGTTTGCACAACGAACTGGTGAAGAAGTAAGACTCATTGATTATTATGAAACATCAGGTGAATCACTTGGACATTATGCTACAGTCCTTAGAGATAAGGGATATAATTATGGTAGGCATATTGGCCCACACGATATTACAACAAGAGAACTTGGTACTGGTAAATCCAGATTAGAAGTTGCTTACGATCTTGGATTAGACTTTGAAGTATGTCCTCGATTAGAAGTAGATCATGGTATAGAAGCTGTGAGAAATAATTTAGATAACTGTTGGTTTGATAAAAACAGATGTAAATATGGTATTGATTGTTTGCGACAATATCGAAAACAGTTTGACGATAGAATGCAAACATTTAAAAATAAACCCCTACACGATTGGAGTTCACATGCTGCAGATGCATTTCGATATGGCTGTGTTGTTGATGGTCCAACAAGAACTGATTGGACTCAACCCATGAGTGTAGATACAAGATATATAGTTTAAGGAAATATATGGCAAAAGGTAAACCACTAGACGAGTATGTAATCTCAGGTATTTTAGGAGATCATATTAAAAATAGTTATGGATTTTATTCTTCTGAATTAACAGAATCTAGACGCAAAGCTAATGAATATTATTTTGGTGAAGCATTTGGTAATGAAGTAGAAGGTAGATCACAAGTAGTATCTACTGATGTAGCTGATACTATTGAATCAATCTTACCACCATTGCTTAGAATATTTACTGCAAGTGATAATGTAGTTAAAGTAGAACCTGTTGGACAAGAAGATGTTATGATTGCTGAACAAGCAACTGATTATCTTAATCATATTTTTAATAAAGATAATGAAGGCTTTACTGTTCTATACTCAATGTTTAAAGATGCATTGCTACAAAAGAATGGTATCTGTAAAGTATATTGGGATAACTCAGAAAAAATTGAACGAGAAACTTATGAGAAGTTATCTGATGATGAATTTACAATGCTTGTTGATGAAGATGGTGTAGATGTAAAAGAACATACTGAGTACGAAGATGAAACATTTCTAGAACAAAAATCAAAAGCAGAAGATGTACTAGCAGAACAAGAAGATTCTTTACAAGCATCATTGATGAGAGATGAACTTAATAAAGTTCCAACACCTAAACTACATGATGTTGTCATAACTAGAAAACAAACATTTGGTAAAGTTAAAATAGAACCAATACCACCTGAAGAATTTTTAATTGAACGCCAGGCTAAATCATTAGCAGATGCAAACTTTATGTGTCATAGAGTTCCAACTACTCGTAGTGCATTAATTGAAATGGGCTTTGATTATGATAAAGTTTATTCACTACCAAGTGAAAACAAAGAACAATATAACTCAGAACGTAGTACAAGATATAGAAATGTAGATGATGATTACGATAGAACAGTAGGTGATGCATCTACTGAAGAAGTAATTGTTTATGAATCTTATATTAGAATGGATGTTGATGGTGATGGAGTTGCAGAACTTAGAAAAATAACTTCTGCTGGTGATAGTGGATATACTATTCTTGATAATGTTGCTGTTGATTCTCATCCTTTCTGTTCATTAACGCCTATCATTGTACCACATAGATTCCATGGTAGATCTGTTGCAGAGTTAGTAGAGGACATTCAGTTAATTAAATCTACTGTTATGCGTCAGGTACTAGATAATATGTATCTAACAAACAATAACAGAGTTGCTGTTATGGATGGTCAGGTTAATCTTGATGATCTTTTAACAAACCGACCTGGTGGAGTTGTTAGAACAAAAGGCGCACCTGGACAAGTTATGATGCCTTTACAAAATCAAACACTAAGCAACCAAGCATTCCCATTATTAACTTACCTTGATACCATTAAAGAAGAACGTAGTGGTGTTACTAAATACAATCAGGGTATGGATACTGATACATTAAATAAAACTGCTACTGGTATTAATACTATTTTATCTCAATCACAAATGAGATTAGAATTAATTGCAAGAGTATTTGCTGAGACTGGTGTTAAAGATATATTCAAAAAGATATTTGAATTAGTTGTTAAGTATCAAGATAAACAACGTATTGTTAAAATTAGAAATAATTTTATTCCTATGAATCCTATGGAATGGAGAGATAGATGTAATGTTACTATTCATGTAGGATTAGGTACTGGATCTAGAGATCAACAATTACAAATATTAAATGCTATCCTTGGTAGACAACTTGAAGCAATTAAACTTCAAGGATCTGCACAAGGTCCAATCGTTAACTTACAAAACATTTATAATACATTGGCTCGCATTATTGAAAATGCAGGACTAAAAGATGTAGGTTCATACTTTACAGAACCATCTTTAGGTATGCAACAAATGCCACCACCACAAAAACCTCAACAAACAGAATTTGAAAAAGTTTCTCAAATTCAAACACAGCAAAAAGCAGCTCAAGCTCAAATGAATCACGAGAATAAAATGCGTGAATTAGAACTTAAATATCAAAAAATGATATTAGACTTTGAAACAAAAGCAAAAGAACTTGAATTAAAATACAAAGCTGATATAGATGAAAAAGCAATTAAGCGTGAAGCATTAGAAATGAAAGGTGTTAGTGATACTAATAAACAACTTTTAGATGCTTCAAAATTATTTGAACAAGAACAACCTGAGGCAGAAGTACAAATAAATGTCGGATCTCCACAAAGAGACTAGCAGAGGCACAAGAGCCAAAGAAGTTTTAGAAAACGAATTATTCAAAGAAACTTTAGATACACTAAAGAAATCTTATGAAGAAGCAATATTTCAAACTACACCTACGGATGACAAAGGTAGATTTTCTATCTATCTTGCATACCAAATATTAGGTAAAGTTGAAAACCATCTCCGTACTGTTATGGAGACTGGAAAACTTGCAGAGAAACAATTACAAGATCTTCGCAAGAAATAGCACCACCCATCCTGGAGTGCTAAAATAACACTAACCATAAAGGAGTGAACTATGGCTGATGAAGCTATGAATGTGATTGATGCTGGTCAAGTTATCAAAGGTCTAATGACTGGAGAAACTAAGCCTGCTGAAACAAAAGAAGAACAACCAACTGAAGTTGCTGAAGAAGTAACTGAAAAAGTTGAAGAAGAAGCTGTTGATGAAACAGTTAATCCAAGTGATGTTCCGTATATGGATCAGGAAACTGAAGAAGTTACAGAACAATCTTTGGAACAAGAAGCTCAAGAAGATATTAATGAAAGTTCAGAGGAACCTTCATACGTTGTCAAAGTTGATGGTAACGAAATGGAAGTCACCCTTAATGAACTACTTCGAGGGTATCAACGAGAAGCTGATTATACACGCAAAACATCAGAATTGTCTTTAGAGAAATCAAAGTACAACGATCTATTGCAACAATCTCAATCTGAGATTAATCAAAAATTGTCTAAGTTAAATGATTTAACAACAATGGCACAACAAGAACTTCAAAGAGAATATAGCAACATAGACTTTGAAAGACTTTATGAAGATGATCCTGTTGAAGCTGCACGACTAGAACATAAAATGCGAAAGCGTGCTGAAAACTTAAACATGATTCAGGAAGAAACTAAAGCTAATCAAATGCAAGAGTTTCAAAAATATATACAGGAGCAACAAAATAAAATTGCTACCTTAATACCTGACTTTTCTGATCCTGCTAAAGCTACTAAAATGAAATCTGATATGAGAAGATATCTATCAGGTGTTGGTTATAGCGATCAAGAGATCAATAGTATTTATGATTCAAGACAAGTCTTGTTAATTAAAGATGCTATGACTTATGATAAGTTAAGAAAAGCAAATCCTAAAGTTACAAAGAAAGTTGCTAAAGCTCCTAAAGTTGTTAAGCCTGGCGTTGCTAAAACAAAAGCTGATGAAGCTGCAAAACTTAGACGAGATAAACTAAGTCGTCTTAAAAAGTCTGGTCAAGTAAAAGATGCTGCCAAGATTTTTAAAGACTTTCTCTAATTAAAAATAAGGAGGCCTTATGGCACAACCAACCAACTTGTACGATACGTACGACACAACTGGTATAAGAGAAGATTTAGTGGATGTTATTTACAATATCAGCCCTGAAGATACTCCTATACTTTCAGCAATTCCTAGAACTGCTGCTAAAGCAACTAAGCATGAATGGCAATTAGATTCATTAGCTGCACCTGCTGCCAACAAAGTAATTGAAGGTGACGATGCAACTGTTGATGCTATGACTGCTACTACTAGAGCGCAAAACTTTACACAAATTTCTGACAAAGTAATTGCTTTATCAGGAACTCAAAGTGCTGTAGATTCTGCTGGTAGAGCTGACGAAATGGCATATCAAATTGCTAAGAAATCAAAAGAACTTAAAAAAGATATGGAGTTTGCTCTTATCGAAGGTCAAGTAGCTGCTGTTGGATCAGCAACTGCTGCTAGAGCTTTAGGTTCTTTACCTTCTTGGATTGCAACAAATGGTAGCGTAGGTGCTACTGGTTCAATGTCAACTGGTGGAGGAACTGACTTACCTAACAATGGTGATGACAGAGACCTTACTGAGACAATCCTAAAAGCTGCTATTGAAGATGTTTATGTTTCTGGTGGCGATTTGGATCTATTGGTAGTTCCACCTTCAGTTAAACAAGTGATTTCTGGATTTAATGCGAACACTACTCGTTTTGGTCCAGCTGAATCAAGAACTGAATATGCTGCTATTGACGTTTATAGCTCAGACTTTGGAGACATTCAAGTTGTTCCAAATAGAGTTATGGCTACGACTGCTGAGAAACATGTTTTCTTACTACAGTCTGATATGGCTGCAACTGCTTATCTAAGAGACTTCCAAGTTGCTGATCTTGCAAAGACTGGTGACTCTGAGAAGAAACAACTTTTAGTTGAGTACACTCTCGAAATGAGAA